TAACGAACGTACAGTATAGTCTTGAAGTGTAACCGTTCTCTGTTGTTCAGCAAAGGATCTCAATGAGTTCTCTCTAATCTCCTGTACTGAATCTCCATCTCTACCACCTAATGCAGGAGAGGGATTATTGAACGTTAGAGACGCTACTTTTGAAGAATCATTAGCTGTTGTTGTAATTGCGTCTATAGAAGTAATACTATTTGCTGGTGCATTTGCTTCTATACCTCCACCTACTATATATCGAACTGTTAATTCTGTATTAGAAGGAGCTAGCCCATATGACTTAGAGAATAAGAAGTTAGAAGGATCATATGCAAAGTCTAAACGATTAGTACCTTGTCTAGTTCCGTATCCTATAGAAGTTGGATCAGGTAAAAATTCATTGTCATCTTCAGTGCTTATTCCAGCTCCAAATTGTATTTGAAGAACCCCTGTAGATGTAAACCTAGTTACAAATCTCCTAGTGACTTTTTTTAATTTAAGTAAATTAGGGGCTTGCGATTTTTCTATACCTGTGTTAGTTTCTGGTGCAAATATAGTATCTTGTCCTAAGAATGGAACTTCGTACCATATATTACCATCGCTATCTACTATATCTAAAACACCTATAATATTTGAGTCTGATATATTTAGAGTAGCGAATTTATTAGAAGTTGTATAAGTTTCTTTTTTTGTTTTTATTTTACCGGAGAATGCTTTAGCTTTTTTCTTCAGTAAAAATTCAGAAGGTTCATTATTAGTAAGAGATGCAACTGTTATTTCAGTTGGATCATAAGAACTTGAAAAGTTAAAATCTACCTTATCTTGAAGTAGAAATACCTGATTACCTTGAGCAGTTGATTTTATAGTACTGTTCTCAGTAACTGTAATAGCCTGGTTAAAGTCTGGTTTATATTCTGACCCAATGGCATCTACAAGTTGGGTTACTTCTAGTTCTGCTTCTGCTACTGTAGTAACTTTAGGCTTATATCCCATCATATATGCTAAGGCATATAAATTAGCAGGGTTTTTAGCGTGTTGTAAGAATGTTTCCTGTAATTGATTATCTTGGTAAAAAGATAGAACATCTCCTACATAAGATGCCATTTCGATAAACATCATTCCAGGAGAGGAAGGACCAAAGTCGTTATAAGAATCAGGAAAATATGCTTTTGCATATTCAACTAACTGTGACTTAAAGTCATCGAAATTTCTATTAATGTATCTTATGTCTCTAGTTTCTGCCATTATTGCTCTATATTAATTAACAGCTCATCTTTAATATTTGTATTAACGATCTCATATGATAAATAGAACTGAATTAGATTGTTATCAGTATCAGGTATAACTTGCATGTTAATAGGTTGTACATTTGGGAAGTAGGTTTCTAAAGCAAAGTCTACTAATCCCTCTATCTCAGTTTGCAAATCGTTATTGATATTTTCGAATAACTTTTCTCTAAGTGTAGAACCGAACGTTGGGTTCATATATCTTTCTCCTTTATTAGTAAGGAAGAAGTTAATTAAGTTATTCTTTATAGAGTCTTTAGTTTGGTAGTTAGAAGTAAAGACAGATTTAGCTGAGAAAGGTAGTTCTATTCCAACTGCTTTTCTTGGCTGACGATCTATTGGGTTTATTTTCTTTACTTCAAATGCCATTATATTCCTCTAACTTTGTCTTTTTCCATTGATTTGTCTAAAATTGACTTTGCTGATTTAACAAAATCTAATTTAGATATGTCGATACCTGGTTGCTGACTGTTTCCAGTCATTCCCATTGTCGAAGCCATAGAAGAAGCAAGGTTAGGGGCAGAAGCACCAGAACCGCCCATGAGGCCGTTATAGTCTTCTTTTGTCATAGAAGATGCTGTTTGATTAATCATCTCTTCTAAAGGAACTGTTCCTGTATTCATTTTCCCTGTTGACCAAGTTCTTTCTAAACTTTTCTGTTTAACTGGTTTGTATTCGTTAAACTTCTTAAATTCAGGCTGTGGAGCTGAGGCGTACTTTACCGCTTCATTCATTACGTCTTGTAACTCCTCCTTAACAGCTGCTCTAACTTCTTCACGTATAATTTTGCGTAATTGATCGAGTTTCATATATATAAATAGTTTGGTTATGAAAGTTGGTTATCTATTCTGAACTTTATTTCGTCTAAAAGTACTTTTTTTGAAGAACTAAACGAAGAAGGTCCTTTTATTTGTTGTTTTCCGTCTTTTATTCCTATAGCAAAGTGCTTAGGAGCTAGTTTCGGCGAGGACGGATCCGAAATTATCTTTAGTTGGTACCCTTTATAAAATAGTTCAGGGTCTTCTAATGCTTCTTTTTCTTCAGTTACTAAATCTTTTGAGAGATCTTTTAGTGCTGTTTGTATTTCTTGTAAGGTTTCGGTTGCAATATCTAAGCTAGCTTCTGCTGATAAAGCGTCAATACCGGTTCCTGTATCTGAAGTGTCATTAAGAGCTTGAGCGTTTAACCTATCGGATAGTTCTGCTAATACAGTATCTAATTCTGCAAGTGCTTGTGCTTTACCTGTTAATCCGCCAGGCTTAAGTGATTGTACAGTTTCATATTTAGCTTCAAATATCGGTAGGCCTTGATCGTCAAGTCCTGTTTGTGTCATAACGGCAAATTCTTTTCCAGTTATATCCTGTGTTTCTCCGTTTGGTAGTTTTATAGTGCCGGGAGGAGTAAGTCTATATGCATCTCCATCACTAACTCCATCCTTTATGGGTGAATCCATCAGGTCAAAAATAAAGTCGATTGATTTTGCTCCTTTTATATTTACATCAACACCTAAGGATTTGCTCAAATTAAGTTTAACTTGATCTGATGCTGGTCTTGTATTTGATTCTTCTAGTACTTTTGAACCTAGATTAGAGGTAATGTATTCTCCATTTTCGTCTAGAAGTTTTAATTTTTTAGCTTGGTCTTTGGTAAGTTTAGCTTTTAATGCATTTTCTATTTTACAGGCTTTGATAGGTGCTTCTAAATCTTTAACTCTAGCAGATATTAAGGCCACTGAGTTTGATACGTTTTTCAAACTAAAATCAATAGCGTCTGCGGTTATTTCCATAGCTGCTATAAATTCCTTTAGTAGGTTTAGAGTATCTGCATACTTAGTTGTTATGTTAACCGGTAGACCAGGAGGTCCTACCTGTACGTGTGGAAATGCTTGTGGTATAGGAAGCGAAAGAATAATCTTAACGGCTGCTTTTAATCCACCAATAGGTGCTTTGAGCGATTTAGGTATTGCTGCAAATGCACCCATAGAGCTAGTTAATGTACCAGATAAGGCACCAAGGCCAGCCATCTTGCTACTTACTTTTGCTAGTTCAGCAGGACCGGGGCATCCTTTTGCTCTCATTTTGTTTGTTGCACTTGTTACAGATTTATTAGCTTTAGCTATGATCACACCATTAGCTTTACCTATTGCTGTTCCAATGGCTGCATGTATCTTGGGTGGTTTAAACTTTTCAAATGGCATACTACTCTGTAAATACTTTAATGGAGTCTAAATCATCGATGGCTTTCTTTATCTGTCCTAAAGGAGAGGCCATTGATGCTCCGTGTGATTTAATTTGTGTTAGTCCTCCTGCTGAGGATCCTGCTGGTACAACTCCTGCTAGAGCTTTTCCTAGTCGTTCTAATTCAGATAAGAGTTGTCTCATCCAATCTTGTGTGGTAGCACCTAATAGTACTGGTTCTCTTTCTCCAAATGCTTCAGTTCCTAAATATACTTTAGTAGCATCTAATGCTACATACTCCTGTCCGTCAAAACTAATAGTATTAGCGTTACCGGCAACTGCTTCTGTAGCAGAAAATAATACACTTTCTTCTTTAGCGTTAAAGAATAGTCTTCCTGAGTTTATTAATACCTGTGAACCTTGGTAGCTATCAGCTGTATCTGGTTCACTATCCCAGGCATCTCTTTTATCATTAGCTTGTGTTAGAAGTACTGTATGGTCTTCTACTAAGTAGATAGAGGCTGGGTCATCATCAATATTCTCTACAACTGGGGTTGCTGGATCTGCTGAAGCTTTTCCGTTACTAATAATGGTTATTGGTTTTTGTTCGTTAGTCTCAACAAACTTCTTTTCGTAATCTGTTCCTGTAAATCTTAACGATTGACCCTGTCTTCCTTCTACTATTACATCTCCTTGTGCAGGCTGTATTGGGGCTACATTTGCTTTATCTTCAAAATTATAACCTAAGTCAGGTTCACCTGGGTTTTGATATACGTCTGGGAATGCGTTATGATGTGGGCTGTTCCATATACTAACTACTGTAGTATAGAAAAACCGTGTATGGTTAATTACACTATCATCTTTTTCTATTGATGGAGCAGTAGTAATTATGACTATCTCGTTAAGTAGAGGGTAGTTCTTAAAGTTAGTATTAATGGGGTATGCTATGTCTAGTAACTTTGGGTCACTCTCATCTTGTTGTTGACCTATTACTCTAAACCTTATAGCACCAAGAGATTCTATTTCACCAAAGGTAGACCAATCTTCATGAGCGTCATCCAATATGATATCAACCACTCTAGCAGGAAATGACTCTGGTATAGAGTTTACTGATGAGGGTCTCTTGTTAACGTATGCTTCTAGTCCTCCATTAAATGGCATCTGGTTCTTCTTTTTCGTTTACTTCCTCATTCAACTCTTCACTAGTTTCTAGGAGTGCAGCTAATTCAGCAGGGTCAAACATATCTCCTGTATCTCCTTTAGCTTGTGCAGATTCAATTCGTTGTATAATTGCTGCCATTTTTATAAGTGCATCGTCATTCTTTACACCTATTTCCATGTACTCTTTAATCATAGGAACAATGAGTGTAGCATCTCCTATGTTTTCTATTAATGGTTTAAGTTCTCCTATGAGGGCCTTAACCTGTGCTTTTGTTTGGGACTGATTATCATGTATCTCGCCGAAAAGGTCGGATAATGTCTTATCTCCAAATATGATTTTATCAAGTGCCATAAGTATATTTTTATATAAATATCTTATTAAACATTAATATCGAAATGTCCTAAATCGTATTTAGCTTGAAACTTGTCATAGAACATTACTTTAAGTGCAGAAATTACCTTAGTTAGGTGAGGAGTGTCACAATCTGTCATTTCTCTTATATAAATATATAATGCTTTTTTCTTAAATATATCTATATCGTGTCTAGTCTTGAAGATTGTAAGTACAGCATCGGCGATTCTTCTTTCGTTTTCCTTAGTAAAGTTTATATCTATTTCTTTATACATCTCATCTACCCATACGTCTATAAAATTACTGAGTAGTATTTCATAACCTTCTTTTCTACCTTCACCTGGGTAATATGATTCTTCCATATCATCGAAAGAACCTACCTGTTTTAGTTTTTTATAATTTTTATTTGTGTAATTTATTAACCATCTCTTGACTATAGTGCCAAAATACGAATAAGCTTTAGCTCCGTTCGTTGGGTCAAACTTAGATATCTTTTCTTCTAATAGGACAGATACGATTTCATGTTTTAAATCTTCTATCTGCTCTACATCTGTGTAATAAAACTTAAAGGTATGTATAATATTTTCCGCTAACTTATAGAACGGAATATATATGTGCTCGGTAAAAATTCTATTTCTATACTCAACATCTGTTGAAGTATTATACTTAACTATATACTCTTCAGTTTCTTTTGTAAAATAGTTAGCTTTGCTCTTTTTTCTTGCCATAATTATCGGGAAGGATATATCTGTCTAGTTCCTGTTGAACTTGTTTCATTTGTTCAAAAAAGTAACCAACTTCATCATCGCTTTGAAATACCCCCTTTTCGTCAAGACTCTGTAAGTGTTTTTTAGATTCACCTAATACATTAGAGATGTTCTGTAAATATTGTGTTTGATCTGCAGTTACATCTTCATATTTTTCTACTTTCATTAGTAGGTTTCTTACAATATAAGATAAAAAAAGTATAATGGCAACTAATATTCCGGAAATTATGTAAAAAGATGTAGGATTTATGTTCATTTTATAAATTTTTAAGCATATTTGACAGTCCTTCCGATGATTTTACGGATCTACCTGTGGATGCTGTTGTTTTAGGACGTTTTGGTTTAGAAGAACCTCCGTTTCTCTTCCACATATCGTACTCTACCTTAGAAGCAAGAAAGTCTGCTGTATGTAAAACTGATATGATTGATGTTTTCTGTCTAGAAGACTCCATATTACTGAAAAAGTATGCTTCATTTGCTTTATCAAATACGCCGTCATGTAATCTTATACCTAAAAACTCTAACATATCAACTTGAATACCAAATTTCTGTAGTATAAACAGAGATCTATCTGGAATAAGCATGAACTGTAAGTCTGGATTATAGGTATACTTCTCTTGAAGCTTATCTTGTCTCCATTTATC